TACGTTGCCTACACTTATTCCTGAAGAGGGGGTGGGTGGTAGTACACGCTTTCCTACACCTTACCAATCTGTAGGCGCACGAGGTGTGAATTCATTGAGTAGTGCATTGTTAATGACGCTGCTACCTGCGAATGCTCCGTTCTTCCGTCTATTGCTTGATAGCAAGGCGAAGCGTGAAGTGCAGGGTATGGAGCAAGTTGAGTCAGAGATAGACTCTGCTTTAGCTGATATCGAGCGTGAGATAATGCGTGAGGTAGAATCTAATAACTTCCGTGTTGGATTGTTTGAGGCATTGAAGCATCTGATCGTGGGAGGTAATGTCCTCATCCACGTTCCTGAAGAGGGCGGTATGCGCGTCTTCCACCTTAACCGTTACGTTGTTAAACGTGACCCTATGGGTAATGTAGATAAAATAATCACAAAGGAGTCTGTATCACCGTCCCATCTGTCGGATGATATTTTAGAAGCTTTAGATGGAAAGCTTTCGGACGAAGACTCTATAGATCTATATACTTGCATTTCCTCCATTAATGATACTACTTATGAAGTATTTCAAGAGATAAAGGGTGTTCGTCTGGAAGGTTCTTACGGAACTTATCCTAAAGAGAAACTACCCTACTTAGCATTAGGTCTTAATAAAGTAGATGGTGAGGACTATGCACGAGGTTTTGTTGAGCAGTATCAAGGTGACTTAGAGTCTCTTGAAGGACTATCAACAGCTATCGTCCAAGGTGCTGCCGCAAGTGCAAAGGTTTTGTTTATGGTTGCGCCTAACGGCACGACTCGCAAGCGCACTCTAGCCCAATCCTCTAACGGTGCTATCGTTGAAGGCAATGCTGCAGATGTAACCACTCTCCAGGTTCAGAAACACGCAGACTTCCGTGTAGCTTTGGAGACTATCAACCAGATCGTAGAGCGTTTGAACTATGCGTTCATGTTAACTGAGTCATCTATCCGTAAAGCAGAACGTGTTACTGCAGAGGAAGTTCGCTTAGTTACCCAGAGCCTTGAGCGTCAGTTAGGAGGAGTTTACTCCGTACTGTCTCAAGAGTTCCAATTACCTTTAGTATCTATTCTAATGAACAGAATGGAGAAGGCTAACCGTTTACCAAAACTTCCAAAGGGTCTAGTTACTCCTGTAGTGGTTACTGGTATAGATGCTTTAGGTCGTGGTCAAGATTTGAACAAACTCGACAGCTTTGTCGCAGGTATTGGTCAAGTACTCGGCCCACAAGTCGTATCACAATATGTAAATGTTAGTGAATACTTAGAGCGTCGTGCCTCTGCACTCGGAATCGAGACAGATGGTTTGATACGCTCACAAGAGGAGATTCAAGCGGAAATGCAACAGGCTCAACAGATGCAGATGATGCAGAAGTTAGGCCCTGAAGCGATGAAATCCGCTACCTCTGTAAACAATACTCAAGCACAAATAGACGCTCAGGAGAGTGCATAATTTATGGAAGCTGAAAGAATAAACGTACCTGGGGAAGAAGCCCCATCCTTAAGTCCAGAGCAGTCTGCTGCTCATGAAGCCGAGAAAGCTAATGAAAGATTTGAACAGAATCCTAGAGATCTTAGTGTCCCTACCCAACAAGATGTACCTACTACTGAAGAGGCTGACCCTGACCGTCCTGGATTTCTTCCAGAGAAGTTTTCTTCGGCTGAAGAGTTGGCTGAAGCGTACAAAGAGTTAGAGAATAAGCTAGGCGGTAATGACTTACCACCAGAGATGGCATCTAACGAGGCTCTACAACAGTATGCTAATAACTTTGCCGAGAATGGCGAGTTAAGTGAAGATGATTACGCAGGTCTATCTAAGATGGGTATTGCTCGTGATGTTGTAGATACATATATTCAAGGACAGATGGCTATGCAAGATGCAGAAGTCCAAGCTGTTTTCAATGAGGTCGGAGGCTCTGCTGTTTACCAAGATATGGTGCAATGGGCTGCTGATTCATTATCCCCTGAAGAGGTAGCCGTATTTGATGCGGATGTCCAATCAGGTGACAAGGTTCGTGCATTAAACGCAGTTCGAGGATTGCAAGCACGATACTCACAAGTCGTAGGTATAAAGCCTACATTAGTCAGAGGACATACACAAGGGTCAGGCACATCAGCGTACAGTTCATTAAGTGAAATGAAACGCGACATGAGCGATCCTCGTTACCAATCTGACCCTGCCTTCAGAGAGCAGGTCACTCGAAGACTCTCTGTCTCTAATATCATGTAAGTGATACTGGAAACCTGGAATTGAGCGTAAGTGTTTAGCCCTCCGAGGAGGACAACTTTACGGCCTAAGCAATATTCTATTCTTTAACATTTTTTTTTAACACGCCAAACCCATAGGAGGTTTTATGGCACTTTCAACATCACGCTTAGGTATAGCAGGTGACACTTCAGGTGTAACCGCATGGGCAGACAGTAACGCCCTGTTCCTTAAGCAATTCGCAGGTGAAGTCATTACAGCTTTTGAAACAGCTAATATAATGATGGGCCTACATACAGTTCGCACAATTTCTTCAGGAAAGAGCGCACAATTCCCAGTAATCGGTACAGCCGAGGCTAAATACCACACTCCAGGTAACTCTGTGATTGAGGATGAGACTCGCGCTGAGATTCAACACAACGAGCGTACAATCGGTATTGACGATTTGCTACTTTCTGCTGCCTTTGTAGACAGCTTGGAAGAGGCGAAGAATCACTACGATTACCGTTCTGAGTACACTCGTAAGCTAGGCTATGCCCTTGCTAAGAAAGCTGATCAGCAGTTACTATCTGTTGTAGCTAACGCTGCCGAAGGTGGAGCAGCATCACCGCAAGCAGCAGGTGGAGCATCTATTGAAATCACAGCAGGTTCAGCTACAGCTGACGCTGCAATGACTTCAGCTCAACTTGTTACAGCATTGTTTACCGCAGCAGCACGTTTGGATGCTTCTGATATCCCTGACCAAGATCGTTATGTCGTGTTTAGCCCAACGCTTTACTACAACTTAATTAGTAATGGTAGCACAGGTTTCGGTATCTCTACTTCAGTAGCTAACTCTGACATCGGTGGCTCTGGCTTCGGTTCAGGTAAAGTTCCAATGATTGCAGGTTTTGAAATCTACAAGTCTAACAACCTACCAACCACTAACCAAAGTGATGAAGCAGGTGTAAGTTCTCTAAACGATTACTCACACTCTGCATCTTCAAATGCTTTGAAAGGTGTTGCATTCCACAGGTCTGCAGTAGGTACAGTTAAGCTTAAGGATTTAGCCTTAGAGACTGAATACCAGGTTGAGCGTCAAGGCTCATTGATGGTAGCTAAGTACGCAATGGGTCACGGAATTCTCCGTCCTGATGCTTCTATCATATTGATTGATACTGCTTCATAAGTAGTGTTAATTTTTGGGGGGTGTCTTCGGATGCCCTCCATACCTCTTATCATGACTATCCTTAAAACACATACTCGTCACCTCCCTAGCGGAGTGTTAGAGACAGCTGCCCACATCCATTCAGAGACTATTGCTGATGGTGCGCAGTCTTCTATTTTTGATACTACCGCAGCTAAGTCAGTAATTATAGTATCCAATAAGGTTCTTACTATTAAAGTTCCTGCTGTAGATAGTGAGGGAGTAGCCACTACAGATGTAGAGGCCGCTGTTGTGGACTCCGATCTTCATAAAAATCCTACCGCATCTAAGGCAGGGTTTATATCAGGAGATCTAATGCCTCCGTTCTTTACTTTAACTAACGCTAGTGGTGCTACTGCTACCGTGTATATTTACATAATGTATTAATATGGCATTACTAAATACTACAACGGTTAGAGATTCATCATTTGGCTTAGTCAAGACAACTGAGATATACAAAGAGACTGTAGCAGCAGCTTCACAGTCTTCAATCTTTTATTGCTTAGGTGCTAAGTCTGTAACTATTGTTTCAAGCGCACTAGCCCTTGTCTTAAAAATACCGCACGTTGATAGCAACGGCGATCCTACCGCGCAAGAGTCTGCGGTTGTGACTTCTGATTTACACAAGTCACCTTCATCTACAAAAGCTGGGTTCATTTCTGAGTCTGTAATGCCACCTTTTTTTACAATGGATAATACAAATGTATCCACACCTACAGACCTTTATGTTTATATACGGTACTAATCATGGCTTTAATCAAAACTGGAACTGAACGACTTGTCAATGGCACGTTAAAAAGACTTTACGAGGTGCATAAGTTTTCTGCAATGGCGGCAGGTGCTTTCACATCTGCGCTTGAATTCTCAGGTGCGCGGTCTATATGGGTCATCTCCACAGGTGCTTCCGCTGACTTTCTCATCCCTCCTGTAGATGCTGATGGCGAGGCTCTTACGGCTACTGGTAACTATCGTTCAATGGATGCAGGTAGCGCAGGGGCTTATCTAGCACCCACAGGTAGTAAGAATGGTTACATAACAGGTGATGCTATCCCTCCATACTTGTGTATTAAAAACACCGATGCAGGTGCAGCAGACGTTACAGTCTTCGTAACTTACTAACATGGCTGTTCCAGGAAGAACCACTCAACTAGAAGCTATCAACACTATGTTGTCTGCTATAGGGGAGACACCTACTACCACGGATATCATTACTGCAAACTCTTCTGCGGATGTAGTAATGGCTGTGCAGATCCTGGACGAAGTCACTAAGGAAGTTGAGTCACAGGGTTGGAACTTCAATACTGAGTATGATGTAGAACTTGTGCCTGACGCTGTAGGCGTAACTGCGCAGGGTATGGTTCACTCAAAGAATGTGGGCGCAGGAGCTGAGATACATATTTCTGATACTACAGGGTACACACATCGGTTCATATATACGGTAGATGGCGGTGTAACCACAGGAGACACCGTAAGTGATGTAACTTATGTCCAAATTAGCGGTATCACAGATTGGGGTGCGCTTGCAGCGCAGCTTACCTTAGCAGTAAACCATAGTTCGCAGACTGCATTAGCCGTTACAGCGCACCATCTCCATAGTAACAATGACCTAGCATGGACTTTTGGACAACTACCCACCACTCACCCTGATTACATAAAAGGTAGTACCGTTGAGGGGAACGCACTTGCACAGAATATATTACTAACACAAGATAATGCTCAATTCTTGTTTACTTCTAAGATCCACCTAGCACACACCGAAGCTACGGATGTCGCACAGGCGATAGAGACATACGACTTTGGCGAGAACGGAATGCGGAACGGAAGTGGTGGCGATATCACACTAGGAACTGATGTTGCTCGTGTAGATATAGAAGCCCACAATCAAGGCAGTTTAGACCCTATCATGAAATACACAGGTAGGGAGTTTAAACTCTACGATAAGAAAGATAAAACCTTTGTGTTCACTAAAACTGTTAAAGCCACAATTATCTACTACCTAAATTTCTACGGTCTTCCACAACCTGCACAGCGTCATATAACTATACGCGCTGCTCGTATCTTCCAAGATCGTATGGTAGGTTCACAATCCCATCATGCTTTCAATATGCAAGATGAGTATCGCTCCCTAGCAGACTTAAAAGAGTGGGAGGGTGATTCAGCCGACCACACAATCTTCGATAACTATGACACCTACCGCACCGTGAATCGCGGTAACTCTGTACGCTAATGGGTATACTTAATTCCTCTATCCCTAATCTTCTTAACGGAGTATCACAACAAGCTGATGCTCTTAGAAATCCGACGAACTGCGCTGCCCAGACTAACGCATATCCGTCACCAGTAGAGGGATTAATGAAGCGTCATCCGACTGAATTTATGACGGATGATTTTACTGTAATTGAGGGTAGTAAATGTTTGGACACCTCATCTCACGCTATCAATCGTGACACAGGTGAGAAGTATTTAGTGGCTGTAAAGCCTACCTATATAGATGGAGGAGAGTTAGAAGTTTGGGACTTAGTTAATAATCACAAGTCTACAGTCCACTACGATCAGGCAGCGGTGGGCGAGGAGTTTGGCTCTGGGCCTACTAGAGCGCATGGTATGATATATCTGAATACTGCAGTTCAGAATGGCTACTATGTGAGTATTGTCAACTCTAACGGAGTGACCATTAAATTTCAGTTCACTACCGATCCCACTATAGGTAACGGAGAAATGATTAACGGTGTCGTTTATGTAAATATTTACCAAATGACAAATATTGAGGATCAGGTACAGGCGTTAAATTTAGCTATAAATTGGCATCAATTCGCCACAACTGGTGCAGGAACTGGTTTTAGGGTATATGCTCGACACCTTGGAAGTGATAACGACCTGCCATGGACACTTGGACAGTTACCTACAAACCACCCTTTATATGTAGAAGGCAGTACTGATGAAACTCCTGGTATAACGAAGAACATCTTATTACAACAAGATATTGCAGGTGTTAACGGTAACCAGGATATGACCGACAATACAGGTTATATCACCCTCTTCAACTTCGGAGAGAACGGCCTCATAGCAGGTGCTGACGGTGACCCAGGTGATAACTCTGCAATGGAGTCTGACCCTAGAGACTACTTAAAAGCTATAGATCCTGCAACTGCTTTTAAATTCCTAACCGTAGGAGATGTAACCTTTGTAGTGAATACAGAGCGTGAGGTGAAGATGCACCCAGTCATCTCAGATAGGCATGGTAATTTAGGTTTAGTAACTATTAATCAAGCTGCCTATAACACAGAATACTCTGTTACTATAGATGGTGAGACAAAGGGTATAACCTCAGGAGGTTCGTCAGTTGATGGACGGACAACTACTGTTGTAACGAATTTAGTTACAGCATTGAACGGTAGTCCTGCAGCTTATCATGAAGATACGTCTGTTGCTAGTAGTGAATGGGGTCAACTTGCAGGGAGTGACTTCACGGCTAACGGCACGAAGAAGCTATGGTATATCGATGTAGATACAGGTGGTGGTACTTTCTCTGGAGATGACCAGGCCTTTACGGTAGGTACTCATGTCAAGTTCACCTCAATACCTAATCCAGTACAATATTTCACATGGTATAATGACTTCTATAATGGTAATCGATGGAATTCCGACCGTAATTTTCAAGTAGGTGTTACTTACTATGTAAATTCCTCTACTAGTCTAGGGGGGACAAAACGTAGGATAACTTTAAAAAACGCTGACGGTAAAAAACTCTATCACGATTACTCCCCTGCCCCTTCTGGCACTTATAAAATTAAAGGTAGTTATACTCAATCTGCGGATTTCAGTTTTCTTGAGTTCGTTGCGGAGGGTAGTAATATCTTAATTAAACCTCATGACGAAGATAGGAATTTCACTTTAGGTACTTCTGATAGTGTCGGAAATACTTATCTGAAGGGATTCAAAGAACGTACTCAGTATCTTACAGATTTACCTGAACAAGCTTCTAACAACTTCTCACTCCGTATTGATGGTGACGTAGAGAATAATATTGATGATTACTATGTAACTTTTAAAACTCGTAATGGTGAGCCTTATGGTGAGGGTATGTGGACTGAGACTCTAGGTTCTCAAATACCTTACCAATATGACTACGCCACTATGCCTCACGTTCTTATACGTCAAGCAGATGGATCGTTCCTATTTAAAGCAGCT